TGATTGTGCATCGCACGCCAGCCCAGGCGGTTCAAGGCCGTTGTCAGGGTCAGCGTCCCCGTCTTGGGGAGCCCTATGCCCAGCACGTAGGGTCGCTTCATGCTCTTGCCGCCTCCGTTCGTAATTCTCCCGGGCCACCCGCCGCCGCTCTTGCAGAGCCGCCCAGTCCGGGTCAGCTTCCAGGCTGGCCCAGCCCGTGATTTCCACTATGTCATACCGCCGACCCATCATACCACCTTTTCCGTCGCCACCGCAACGATGCTCCGCCAGAGTTGCCGCCACAGCCCGGGGTCCCGCTCCACCTCCTCCATCAGGGCCTTGCGGGTAGGCCACTCCCGTTTCCCGAACCGCCACCTATCCGTGGAGCCCTCTGTCACCTTCTGGATGAGCCGGTACTTCTGCCCCAGGCTTTGCATCTGCTTCAGGTTGTCCACCATGCCCTTCGACAGCTTGCCGCCTTCCCGTAGGCCCATCTCGAACGCGAAGTTGATCCGGGGGATGTAGGTCTTGTTCTTGTAGCACACCCCGCCCAGCTCCACGGTCGCGGTTTCCTTGTCGTCACCGTCCAGCACCTTGGCGGACTTTGTGTAGATGATGATGCTGGCACAGAACCGCTGAGCCATGCCGCCGGGCAACGTGCGGGGGTCCCCAAACATCTGGCCGATGTTGACGCGGAACTGGTTCAGGCACAGCACCATCGGGCCGCCCGCCGAGTTGCCCTGGGCCATCTTGTTCAACCGGCTGGTCCACTTCCGCATGGCCTTATTCACGAGCCGGGCCGCGAGGCCCACCTGCCAGTCCTCGGTGGAACTTTCTATTTCCGCCGTGGGGCTCATCATGGCCACGCTGTCCAGCACGATCAGGTCGAAAAGCCCCTCCTCCAGAGCAGCCGTTATGATGTCGATGGCCTGCTCCGCGTACTCCGGCCGGGCGACCGCGTGCCACGTGTCGTCCCAGCCGTGGACCTTGGCCCACTCCAGGTCAAAGGTTCCCTCCAGGTCCACAAACAAGCACCGCCCGGGGGTGAACGAGCCATCCTTGCAGAAGTCTCGGTGCCGATGGGTCTTGTGGTCGTACTCCATCACGGACTTGGCCGCCTTGAGGGCGAGCAAGGTCTTGCCCGTGCTTTCGTTTCCCGCCAGCACCACCACCCTGGAAAAGGGCCAGCCGCCGCCCAGGCCCGTGTCCAGGCTGAGCACGCCACTGGAAAACCGGCTCAGGGTCAAGGCCCCAAACCGGCCGCCCACCTCCATGACCTCCCCTTTGTAGGCTGCATTGATGCCAGCAATAAAGTCACGCAACGGGTCCTCGCTCATGCTACCCTCCAGCCTTCTTCTTGCGGTATTCCCGGAGGGCCGTTGCCTCCGCGTTCATACGCTGCTCCACAAAGGACCGGGCCGCTTTGTAGGCCACGTCCAATTCCTCCGGGTAGCATGGCAGGGTCACTTCCACGGTCACCTGAGCCGTTTCGTAGTTCCCCATATTCAACGTCAGCCGCCCACCGTGGGTCACCTGGGCCAAAGGCACCCCAGGCACCGGAGCCGCCACCTCGATGGGGTTTTCCTCGGCCTCCTCCTTTTCCACCCGGCCGCTGGTCTTCCACAGCCGCGTCACGTTCATATAGACGCTGGCCGGTTTGTCCGGGGTTGCCACTGGGGCCACAATGGCCTCACCTGGGCTCTTGTCAGCATCGCTCATATCAGGTCCTCCTACGGAAGCCCAAACGGTCAAAGGTTTCGGCCCGCTTCCCGCCCAGGGCTTCCAGGTAGGGGGTCGTGAAAACGGGGTCAACGATCAAGAGCGGCTTCTTGGTTCCCTCCGGCCGCTGTATTCGCCCCACCACCTGCTCCACCTCTGCCCGGGGCGTCCCGAAGATCAGGGTGTCCAGGGTGGGCATGTCCGTTCCTTCGGCCATCATACCATACGTCGCCAGAACGATGGGGGCCTTCTTTGCGAGCAGGAGTTCGCTCTTGCTCACCGTGGCCCGCTTCTTTGGCACCTTGCCCTCTATGGCCGCCCCTTCATCCTTTGGCCAGCTCCGGCAGTATGCCGCCGCCACCGTGCCCGGGCGTAGCCGTGGGATCATCCACCACAGCCGATAGAGCATGGATACCCGGTCGCTGACCAGTAGCACCCGCCGCCCAGCCGCCACGCCCTTGACGCACTGCTCCGCCAGCCACTTCAGATAATCCTCTTGTTTCACGACACAATTCAGAAGGGTGGCCGTGCTCAGCTTGCCGCCGAAGTGGAACCAGCTATCCCGCAACCGGGTCTTCCACCGGACCTGAACGTACTCCCCAGTCAGCCGCTCCGTTCGTGCAACGTGGCCCACTGGCCCCACGTGCCAGTCCCACACGTCGTCAAGGCCATCCCCCCGCCGCCACGTGGCAGACACCGCCAGCCGGTAGCGAGCCGGAAACATCCCGAGCACGTGCTGGAAGGTCCGGGCCGGATAGCGGTGGCCCTCGTCATAGATCACAAGGCCGAACCGTTGCTTGAACCCCGGGGGCAGCTCTGCCCGCCTGGAGTAGAGCGTTTGGGCCATCGCCGTGACCACGTGCTTGTCCTCCCAATCCCATCGGTCGCCTTGCACGTGGCCCCGTGTAGCGTTTGGGAAGAAGTGGTCCAGGGTGTCCCACCACTGCTCGCACAAGTCCTCCTTGTGAACCACCACAAGCGTCGGGGTCCGTAGGTTGCACCCCACCGCCAGCCCCATCAGGGTCTTGCCGCTGCCCGCCGGGCTCTCCAGGCGTAGCCCGCACCGTGGGGGCGTCACCGGGTCAAGGAACTGCTCACACAAATCCTTCACGGCCTCGTACTGCCCAGGCCGCCACCCCTCACCGAATTTCCACACTAGGTCGCCCCAGTCGGCCGCCTGCCACGCTGTCCTGTCCTCCACCGTGTCCCAGGGGGCCATCAGGTTCGCAAGCCCCCAGGCACGTGGCACGCCCACGCGGTCGCCCTTCACCTCCCAGAGGTACATCTCCTCCGGGTCGCCCCGGAATGGTTTGGTCGTGACCGTCAGGTGGGCCTCCACGTGCTCCATCGGCACGTAGCGGAGGTCCGCCCACAGCAACCGCCCCAGGTAGTAGCGGGTCAACCCTTCGTCACACGGCACGCTCACGCTCCCTATCTTCCAGGTACTCCAACCGCTGTTCTAAGCCCTGGAGCCGCCGCTCCAGTGCCAGCCGGTCGCCCTCCTCGTACAGCCGCACACGTTCCTTCACGATGCGGATGCCCTGTTCCACCCGGGCCTTGAACCGCATAACGGAGGCCCGCCACGTTTGCAGTTCTGCCTCATAGGCAAACCACTCTTTCTTCCCCGCCTTGCCCCGCTCCAGACATCCTTGCTTGTGGTGCTTGGCCTTGGCGTCGCGTTCGATCAGTTGCACCTCCACGTCTTGCTTCAGGCGTAGCAGTTCATTCAGCCACGCCCGCACGTGCTCCCGGCTTTGCAGGGCCACAAGGGTGTCGGCATCTGCGTCACCCCGTAATTCAGCACGTACCGCCTCCTGGAGGGCTTGCTGATCGGTCAGATCAGGCACCGCCATCGCTTGGCCCTCCATCCCCGGTTGCCGCCGCTTCGCTGGCCGGGTCGAACACCCCGCCGGGCTGCATCTGTAGTATCTCCACCCACTCCTTCTTCTTGTCCGGGGTCAGCTTGCGAAACCGCACGAATTGGAGCAGGACCCACCGTGTCTCGAATGGGAACTCCCAGTGCCCGTTCCACCTGCAATAATACTCCCGGATCAGTGCCAGCAAGTCAGCGTCGTGGGGTGGGCACCGCCACTTCTCTGACCCAGGCTCATGGACCTTGCCGTGGGCGTACACAATAGCCCGCCGCAATATGGTCGGCTCCAGCCGGTCGAATTCCCAGCTTGGCATCTTTACACCCTCCGTCGTTCGGGGTAGTCAAAGGCACGAATGTCGCTCACGTACCGCTGGGTCACCGCCGCCCACAGCTCCCGGGAGAACACGTTCTGGAAAGGTGGGTGCTCTATCCGGTTGTCGTGAGGTAGGTCGGGCAGGCCGAACATGAGTTGCAGCCGCCGCCAGTCGTCGCCCAGCCGCTCAAAGCGACCCACAAAATCCGCCGCCAGCACACCGCCCGGCAGCACGAAATTCGTCTGGGGCTTCAGGTGCTCGTCCAGCCCCTTGTCCCAGGTAGTTTCCACCACCGCCCAGGCAAACTCCTCAAAGGAGCCAAACCGCCGCCGCGTCCAGAAGTGACGGTGCTCCGGGTCGTGGACCCAGTGCTTCAACCACACTCCATAGAGCCTTGCCCGGGGGTCCCGCACAAAGGCGACCCGGTAGTAGCCCCGCGTCGCTTCCGTCTTGTAGATGGGCACCGCCGCCCGCCATGTCCGTGTCCAGGGGTTGCACGGTGGCAGGCCGACCCAGGCCGCAAGGGCGTTCTGAATGGAGGTACTGGCCACCCGCGTGATACGGAGGTAGGCGAAGCACTTCTCAGGGAATAGCAGTGTCACAGCACTCATCAGTCTTTCGCCTTTCCCCACCTGTCCACCACCTGGATTCCCACCCGCACCGGCACGTTCAACCGCACCACGTTTTCCATCGTTTGCCGTACCACTGGCACCACGTCAGCCACCCGGTCCTCTGGCACCTCCAGCACCACCTCGTCATGGACAAAGTTCGTAGGCCGCACCACGCCAATCCACTCACCCGTGGCAACGTAGTGCTCCCGCAACTGGCCCAGGCTTCGCATGATGTAGTTCCCCGCCCCCGCCTGCATCGGAAAGTTCACGAACTGGTTCAAGGCGTGCTTCGTGTGCCGTTCTATGTCCTCCCGCCGCAACCGCCGCTTCCGCCCAAAGATGTCTTGAACGACCCCCTTTTCCCACAAGGCCCGTTCCATCCGGCCGTGCCACACGCTGACCCCGTAGTAGTTCTCCTCGCTGAAATACTCGTCCACCACCTCCTGCCACTGGGCCACACTCCAGTCCGGGTTCTCGTAGTGGAGCCGGTAGGCCGTGATGAGGTAGATCAGAGCAAAGTTCGCCACCTTGCCCTTCTTGCGGTCCCCGCCCAGGGCCTTGATATTCTGGGCGGTTTCCGTGTGGATGTCTTTGCCGTGCCAGAAGCCCCGGCCGCCTTTGAGCACAGCCTCGCTTTCTGCCGCCCCGCACTTGGGGCAGGCGTGCAAGAGTTGCCGGTGCTCGTGCCCCCGCGTGTCGCACTCCGTACACTGCCAGAAGGTATAGGCGTCCGTGAACTTGGCGTCCCCAGTCACGTGGGCACAAAGGCGAAGCTCGATCTGGCTCAGGTCCGCCACGATCAGCTTCCAGCCGGGGGCCGCCACTATGCCGTCCCGGATGCGTAGGTGGGCAAACTCCTCGCCCAGCCACACCGGGATATTCTGGAAGTTCGGGTCCGTGCTTCTGGTCCTGCCCGTGGCACTCGTGAGCCAGAACGTGGGGTGAACCCGCTGCTCACTGTCCTCCAAGGCCGCCCGGCTCAACGGCTCCACGTAGGTGGAAATCATCTTGCAGGCCGTCCGGTATAACCGGATCAGGTGACACACCGGGTATCGCCGGGCAAGGTGGTCCATCGTGCGGGCATCCACGCTCCACCGGCCCGCCTTTGGCAGCCACTCCACGCCCTTCGTGCTGTAGCCCAGGTCGTCAAAGAGCCGCCGTGCCAACTGGTCCCCGCTATTGATGTTCAGGTCCCCGATCTTGCTCTTGATCTGGGCCTCCAACTCCCGCCGCTTTTCCTGGAACCCCCGGAGCAAGACCCGGGCGTGCTGTAGGTCCCACCGGCACCCCTCCAGCTCCATGTCCGCGAACACTTTGTTCATCGGCATGAGCACCCGGTCAAACAGCTTGCCCAGGTTGTCCGCCTGGAGCCTGGGCTTGCACCACTGCCACAGCCGCAACTCTTGCAGGCTGTCGTTCCGGCCGTAGGCGTGGAACTGGGGCGAGTGCTCGCCGTACTTCCACGCCTCCTCGAACTCCATCATGGCCTCGCCAAACAGGTCCCGCATCAGGACCTTGAGCCCTAGCTGGTTCGGATGGCGGTTGTCGTCGATCAAGTTCATGGCCACCATAGGGTCGCACACCCGCACCGGGTAGCCGTAAATCGGTATCACCCCAGCCGCCCGCAAGCACTGGAGGTCATACTTCGCATTGAACGCAACCGCCTCAAGCTCAGGCTCAGGGAATAGTTCTCCGCACACGTGTGCGGTCGCCGCCGGGTCCGTGAAGTAGTAGGCCAGCTCGTCGGGGCCGCCGTAGGTGCCAGTCGCAAAGGAACAGCCGCACAGCCGGAAATCCTTTCTGTAAGGCCGAAGGTTTGGCGGGTTCTCAACGTCAAAGGCGAACGCCCCAAACCGCCGGGCCGCCGCCACAAACTCACCCGCCTGTTCCAGTTGCGTGGGCATACACTACTCCTCCAAAGAAAAAGGCTGCCTCCGACAGTCCTTTGCCGGGGCAGCCCATCCCGTCAATCCCTTGCCGGGGTTTGGCCGCTAGACCCCTCCTAGTAGTCCACTTCCGTTTCCGTTCCCTCCACGCCGCCGCCCCCGGCACCGCTCTCCGCCTTCAGCCGCTCCACGATCCGTTTCATGGCGTCAGGGTTCGGAGCCAGGATTTCCGCGTAGGGCAGTTCCTCCGCGTCAGGCAGGGTTGCGAGGTCCACGTGCTTCAGGTACTCAAAGTCCGTGCCGACGCTTGCGGAGGTGTCCGCGTTGCTCCGGTAGACCTTGAACATGGCCCCGCGAAGGCCACGCCCTTCCTCCAGTTGCGTGGCGTACTTCCGCTTCAGGAGTTCGGCCGTTTCTTTCTTGGCAACGAGCAGCCGCTTGGTCATGCTCCGCTCCTTGCCCGCCTTGTCCGTGAACTTGTCCGTGTCGATGATGGTAAAGACCACCACCTTGGACCGGCTGTAGTTCCCGTCGTTGCCCAGTGCCCAGTCGCACAGCCCGCACTTCATACGCAAGGGCTCCAGGCACGTGGCCCAGTTCGTCCACTTGCCGCCCATACGGAACTGATGCTCCCAGATAACCGGGGCCGCGTTCCCCTCCGTGAGGAAAATGATCTTCTTTTCCGTGGCCTTTGGCATCCAGAACCGAAGGCCCTTGCCGCTGTCCGGTCGCGGATCACCTGTCATGTCGGTGTCCAGGCCGGAGCCTACCGCCCAGGCAGGCACGCCGCCTTCTTCGGCGTCGGGGGTGGTGGGTTCATCCGTCATGTCGTTGCTCCTTCCATCTTAGAGCGAATGGTGTGAAAGTGGGCCTCCGTTAGCTGCCCGGGGTCCGTTCCCTCGGGTATTGCAGCCCGCCGGAGTGCGAAGGTGCTTGGCCCTAGTGTCTCTTGGGCCTGCTCCCATCCGCTTCGCCCAGCACTGTCACCATCATACCATATTCCCACGCTTCTCGCCAGCTCCCCAATCTCCCGCACGTGCCCCGCGTAGAGCGTACTGGTCCAGGTGCAAACCACCCCCGCACCTGCATCCCAAGCCCACTTCCAAATCCGCAAGAGGTCAAAGAACCCCTCCACCACGTACACCCACGCCCCAGGGGCCAGCCGGTCCAGGCCGCCCACGTGCTGACCGCTCTCGAAGCCAAAGTAGTTCCAATATCTGGGCTCACCTTCGACCAGCAACCGCCCCACAGCCCCGACAAGGCCCCCAGTCGCCAGCCTAACGGGAAACAGGAGCCGGTCCCGGCCTGGGTCATACCGAAGATCGAACGCCCGTATGGTGGCCGCGTAGGGGACACGTCGCCGCAAGTAGTCCAAGGCCCTGGGCACGTCCCACACGCTTGGGAACCGCTCCAAGGCACCTTCGTCCAGGGTGGGCACCGGCTCCCGCTCCACCGGGTAGAGCCACGCATCCGTGTCACCCATAGCCGCCCGCACCGTTTCCTCTAAGCTCAGCTTGTCCGTATCCAGCAACCGGGCCGCCAGCTCTTTCAGCTCCGGCTCCTTGCGTAGGTCTGCAAGGTTGTCCACAAGCTCCCACAGCTTGCCCCGCTCGTGGCAGGCAAAGCACCGCCACCGCACCGGGGTCAGGCCGTAGCGGATGGACATGCTGGGCCGCGTGTCCGTGCCCGTCTTGTGGAACCACGGAGCGAAGGGACAGGGGACCATGACTTGCTTCTTTGCAGCACTGGGCCGCAAGGAGGCCGCGTCAAGCCCCAGCCGTGACAGCACTGGGCTCAGGTGTTCCCACTGCATCCCGCTCCTCCAAGTCCGGGGGCTCCTTGCCAGGGTTCGCTTCACGCCAGCCCCACCACCACCCGCCATAGAACCTAATCCACTGCCAATAATTCTCCCGCTCGTGGAACGGGTTGCTGTCCAAGGGCCTGCCCGCGTCATGGGCAAACCACCCTCGCAGATAGGCCCCGTGGGTGTTCTCCGTGGGGTGCTTCCGCTCTAAGAAGGCGAGCGTATAGATTGCGTGGCCCCAGCCGAACCACGCTCCGTCAAACTCCAGCCCGGAGCACGGGGGTGGATCGTAGCTCTTGCCAGCCGCCAGCAACGGCTCCATCGCTTTGTAGAACCGCCGCCGCACGTCCTCCCGGCTGAAGTACACCGTCACCGGGCCAGTCCCAGGCGGAACCGCCCGGGCCACGCTTCTGGTTTCTTGCAGCCGTGCCAGCACCGGCCGCTCCGGTGCCTCCTCCTGGGCCTTCACCTCGGCAAGGCGTGCCCGTACCGCTTCCAGCACGTCCATCGCAGCTCCTTTCCGCCCGGCCCGTAGAGGCCGGACTTTTTCTTTGGTTGCCCTATTTTACCACAATTCCCCAGTCAGAGCAACTCGGGCTCATAGCCCATACCGCTCGATCAGCCCCGCCCACCGCGTACCGTGTAGGGCGTTCACGGCCTCCGCGTAGTTCGTCACCACCTCGCTGAGCGGCTTCTGGCCTTGCAGGAGTGCTCGGCTTTGCACCGGCACCGGCCGCACGCCCAGGAACTCAAAGATGCGGGCCGTTTGCCCAGGCAGGTCCGCCACTGCGTCCTCGTACTTCAAGACCAACTGAGGGAAGGCTTGCCACTCCTTGCGGTCTTGCTGCCATAGCTGCCACGTCCGCCCTATGGCCCGAAGCATGAAGGCCGGGTCCACCGTAACGGTCACACTCTGGTCCGGGTCATCCTTGCCCCTCTGATGCTGGAAATAGCACCACTGCTTCCGTCGCTTGGCCACCTCCTTGCTCACGAACTGGGCGAACACGTTTTCGCGGTAGAGCATGAGCACCTTCAGGTTCGGGTGGGCTGTTCGCATGAGGCCCCGCATCCCCTTGAACTTGCCCACCCGGCCGCCATCCGACCGCTGTAGCAGAAGACCGTCCGCCTCGATGCCCAGCTCCTTGGCCTGGGCCGCCGTGTAGTAGAGTTCCTGGAACCAGTTCGGTCCCACCTTGTCCTGGTCCCTGGGGCTGTAGAATTCACCCCGGCACCGGATGGCCGGATGGGCCTCCAGAGCCGTTTGCAGGTAGTGGGACCCGGTACGCTTGTCGCTACTCAGAAGGAAGGGTTGCATCAGTATTCTACCTCGCTGTCGCTGCCCACCGGGGCAAAGGTTGTCTCCTTGCCTAGCTCCAGGCTGTCCCGTTCCGAGAAGTCCATGCCCTTGAAGTCCCAGTGGATATTGAAAAAGGGCCGCCGCTTTTCGTCGGCCGCCGCGTCGCGTTCCTTGAGCAGGTGTAGCTCCATCACCCCATCCAATCGCTGGAGGTCCGTTTGGGCCAGCCCCAGCACGATGTCCGGGTTAATCACCCACTCCTTGCCGTACCGCACGTTCCAGGCCCGCATCTTGGTCCCGGGCTTCTTCTCCTTGCCCGTTTCGCTGGCGTCCCCTTGCTGGGTCGTCACAATCCAAGGCGGGCCGGTAGCCTCCGCCGCCTCTTGTAGCTGGGCCACGATTTCCACCGTGCTTTCCCACTGGCCGCCCGTGCTTGCCCCCGGGCGGAAACGGTAGCCGCCATCCACCACCACAATGTCAGGCCGGTTGTCAAGCGTCAGGGCCACCACGTCGGACACCCGTTTGACCCGCTTCTTATCCGCAAACAGGATGTCGCCCTCGCCCTCCTTGTCCGCCGCCGCGTAGGTGGCCAGCTCCCGCTCCGTACCCTCCTCCAACTCGCACCGGAGGAACTTGCCCCAGGGCACCCGGTAGCGTACCGCCGCCACCCGCCGGGCAATACGGTCATTCGCCATCTCCATCGACACGAACAGCACCCGCTTCCCACGGGCCAAGGCGTCGGCCGCCACGATGCAGGCGAACCACGTCTTGCCCGTGTTCTGCAAGGCTGTCAGCACGTGCAAGGAGCCATCCACCCATCCCATGATCCTCTTGTTCAGACTGGGCCACGGGGTCGGCTGACCCAGTAGACCGCCCGTGGCCTTCACGGCCTCATAGTAGGCCAGCCGTTCCCCACCCGTGGCCCGAAAGCTATCCACCCCCACACTGGTCGAACGTGCCCGCAACCGCACGCCGGTTTCCGTGAGCAGCCGCAAGGCTTCGTCGGGCTTGCGTTCCCCTATCAGCTTGGACACCTCGACCACGCCGGTTTCTATGGCCTTGCCCAGGGTCCGCCGCCGGATCAGGTCCGTGATGTAGTCCAGCTTGTCCAGGTGCTCCGGGAGCAGGATGCCCGTCCCCTCCTCCACCTGGGCAGCCGTGGGCCATTCACCCCGCTCCCGTAGAAATGACATGGCCCATCGAAAGGCGTCCCGGGCGTCGCCAAACAGGTCACCCTCCCCCACACCCTGGGCCGCCAGCACCTCCATGTCACGCTCTACGAGCAGGCTTCTGACAAGCCGTTTGCCTAGCTCACTCATGCCAACTCCTGGGCAATCTGCCGCCGAAAATCGTATCCATACACCCGCACCGGCACCACCGCCTCCATCAGCACAGCCCCCAGGCTTGGGAACAGGTTCTTCACCTCCTCCGTCGTGTGCTCCGTCGTGACTATGGTGCAAAGCCTCGCGTCCACCCGTGCCCGCACAAGCTCATCCGCCAGCCGGTCCCGCCACTTCTGCTCCCGGGTGAGCCGTAGATTGTCCAGCACAAGCACCGGCACCCCCAGGCAGTGCTCCAGGATAGGCTTGCCGTCCCAGGTAGCGTCGTCCATCACCTCGCTGCCCAGGCTGCCCGCCGCCTGCCAGAACCCATAGACCCGCTGGCAGGCCGCCGCCTTGAGGCAGATGGCAGCCGCCGCCGACTTGCCCGTGGAGTGGATACCGTGCAAGAGCAAGCCCCGGGGCCGGGACACGTTTTCCGCAATCGCGTCAACGTATTCCCGGAGCCGGGGCTTCCAGGGACAGGCGTGGTCGGGTATTGTGTCGAGGCGAGCGTGCCAGTGAACCGGAGGGATGCCCAGTTGCTTCAGGTGCTCCGTGGTCGTCTTACCCCCAGCCATAGTCTTTCTCAGCCTCCCTTGCCGCTTCGCGTTTGCCCGCTTCCGTGGCACCGTGGAACCCGTGCTCCTGGGCCTGCCTCATACGCTCGAAGAATGTCTTGCTGCCCAGCACGCCCAGGGATGGGCGTTCACCGGCTGGCAGGCGTAGCAGGTCCCGCACAGCCTCCCAGTTCCCGAACACCCAATCCAGGAAGCGGAACAGGGTGATTTCGTTGTGCCCCACGTACCCCAAGGCCCGCCCCAGGTACACGTGAGCCATCTTCAGGTTCGCCCGCCCCTTCACGTCAGGTGGGGTTTCCCCGTACCGCTTGCGATAGCTGGCCGCGTAGTGGTCCCGGAGCTTCTTGATCGTGCCCGGCAGCACTTGGCCAAGGCCGAACACTTTGGCCGCCACCGCCCGCTCCATGCCCTCGTCGGCCGGTAGCCTATCAGGCCCGTGTCGCCCCGCTGTCGCGGACTTCGCCTTGGGGGTACTGGCAGCCGCCCCCTCCCCCTTGGCCTTGCGTAGCACAGCGTCAGCCGCCGAGGAATGGATGATTTGAGTAGGCTCCGCGTCAGCATACCACCGCACACCCGTGTCCGTGCCAAACTCCCCAAGCACAGCCACGCCGCCCCGCACCTGCATCCAGCCCCGCCGCCGCAACTCGTCAAACCGCCGCTCCGCCGTGAGTGGCGGGATGCCCAGGGCGACCGCACACGTGTGCGGTTCAAGGCTGGTCGCCAGCTTGCCGCGTTGCCGGAACAGCTTGACGGCCGGGGTGCCCGCCAGTGCTATGTCCGCACGGAGCAAGAGGTACACCATCAGGGTTTCGGCCCCCACGCCCTTGGCAGCGTCGGAGCGTAGGAATTTCGCTAGGTTCTGGTCCATGTCGCCTATTTTACCTTTCCCAAGGGGGGTTCGGCAACCTATGCCGTCTTGGTCTTCACAAGGCTGGGGTTCCGCACGTACACCACGCCGTCCGTACACTCAATCCAGAACTTGTATGTCCCCTCGTCCACCGCCGCCACGTTGAACGCGACATTGACGGTGCCCGTGGCAAGAGCCACAGACGCCACCGTGGCACCGCCTGGGTCCTTGATTAGTAGGTTGCCGGAACCGTCGTCGGCGTCCGCCGTGATGCTTGCGGTGAACGCTCCCTCGCTGAGAAACAGCTCTTGCCAGAAATTGCAGCCGTCGCGGACGGTGGCAATATGGTCCCCCACCCGCACGTCCCACCGGCTGTCCTTCTTCCAAACCGTGTCCTCCCCATCTTCGCTGGCCCCGTTGATCGTGTCACACGCGAGCAGGTTGCCGCTTTCGTAGGCCGTGTTCCCTATGTCCTCAAAGCTCTCCACGGTCAAGTCCATGCTCACACTAGGAGCCGGGTCGTAGCCCAGCTTGATGGCTGCCAGCAACCCCGTCACCTCTTGGCCGGTTTGGGGCACCGTGAACGTGACCACTTGGCCCACGTTCAAGGAGGGCAGGTAGCTCACCTTCGTGGCCCACTGCTTCGCCTGCATCTTGCTTTCCTGATGCCGCCGCACGCCGACCTCAAAGGCCGTGTCCTTGTCGCTGATGTAGGGGTTGTCAATGTCCTCGTCCGTTTCCCCGAACTTGGCCGCTATGTCGGGGTCGCGGACTACGGTTTCCAGTTGCACCGGCTCCCGCTCGTCTTGGTTCTTGTCCGGGCTTTGCTTGCCCCCACCACCGGCACCACCGCCGCCCGGGTTGCCTCCGAGCTTGCGTTGCTTGGCCTTTTCCTTCTTTTCTTGCTTGCCCTTTTCCTTGCTGCCCCGGCTCCACTTGGAGATGGCCGCCTGGACGTTGATTTCCCCTTTGGTCCGCCCTTGGCGTTCCACCTTCACGCTCGCAGTTCCGGCCGCGATATAGCCGCCGCCCGGGCCTGCAATCTCCTCAGTCACAAGGCCGTCCGCCTCCACCGGGTTGCCCGTTGTCGGGTCTACGAGCGACCCCTGCCCCCAGCTATAATGAGCGTCGCTATTGTCAGCGTCCGCCCCATTGCCATCCAGGCGGTTCTTCGTCAGCACGCCCGGGACGCCCTTGCCGACCACAATACACTTCTCCACGCCGCCCTTGCCGGGCCTGCCACCCCCGCCCTTCGGTGTCTTGCTGTCCGGCCGCTTGCTGTCGCCCAGGTCCTTTTCACCACAGTCGTGGTCAGGGCTTTGCATCTTGCCACGGACGCGGACGTTGCTGGGCATACCGCCGCCACCGCTGCCACCCTCTACCGCACGGCTCCGCCGGGCATCTTGCACCGCCTGGGGTGGGATCACCAAGTCCACCGCCGAATTGTGGTCCTTCCAGGCGGTGGCCACTAGCTTGCCCGTCCGGTCCACGTAGAGGTCACTCTTGGCCGCCGTGGCAACCCGCCCCATCTCCTCCAGCAGATTGTCCCCGCTGACGGAGTTGTAGCTCTGGGGGTTTGTGTTCATGCCGCTGAAATCGTACAGCCCGGAAGGCAGGCCGCCGCTTTCCCCCGCGAGGCCCTCCATCACGCCCTGCCCGCCGCCGCTTTGCTTCTCCGTGTTCACGGGCTTGTCGCCCAGGCGTGACGCGAAGCTGGATACCTTGCAGGCCCGGGCCTGCTCGCTGATAGCCGTGTTCGTGTCAATGCCCGTGACCAGCCCGTACACCCACCGCACAGTCCCTTCCCACAGCCCGCCGTCAGGCGTGCCGTCCAGCACCGTGGCAACCGCCTCAAGGTAGATTTGGACGGGCTTGCCCAGGTAGGCGTCCTCCGTCCACTTGTCTTCCTCGTCCGTGAGGTTGAACGACGCGGAGTAGCTGCCCCGCATATTCACGTCCACGGACCAGTTCAGAAGGTCGTTGTCAAAGGTTGCGTCAGGCGGGCAGCTCATGCTTCACCTCCCCCGGCTTCCGTATGCCGAAACTCGCAAACTCGTCCCGCTGGGTCAATAGGTCCAGGGACACGCCATGCTTCCGAACAAAGGCGTGAACCGCCGCCTTTACGCCAAACCGCCGGGGGTGGTAATCGTGACCCATCAGCCACCCGCCCGGCTTGATCCTGGGCCAGTATGCCTCAAAGTCGTTGTCCACCTTTGGCCGGTAGTGATCCGCGTCCACGTACACCACGTCGAAGAAATTGTTCGGGAAGCACGAGGCCGCCGCCGTGCTATCCGCCCGCAAGACGTACACCGTGGGGTCGTTGATAAAGTGTCGCACCACCGCACGGAACCGGCCGTTCTGGTCCCCCGACGACCCGTACCACTTGCCCACTGGCAGCCACGCATCTATCAGGAACAACCGGGACGGTTCCAGTATGGATCGCAGGTGGCGTGAATAGGCCCCCTGCAAGACACCCACTTCAGCCACGACCCCACCTTGGGGAAGGAGGCTGAGCATCGTTTTCCGGTTTGCTGGTCGTAGCATGGCTCCGTCCTACGTTAGCACCTGGGCAGCCGCAACGGCTTCCACCCCACTCCGCTTGAACTGGCGTGCCCGGAGGTCAATGGCCTCCTCCATAGCGTCCACCGTCTTTTCCGTTGCCCCTTTGCCCAGGCTTTCACCGTGAACCAGCACCGCCCACCGCTCACGGTCCCGCCGCTTTGCGTCGTTTGCCCGCACCTGCAAGAGCAGGCTGTCCAGCTCTTGCTCGCTGTAGAGGTAGGCGAACTCCCGGTGGGCCATGTCAAAGAACCGGGCCGCTTTGTGCTGGGGCCACGGTAGCCCGTGGTGAATGTAGAGTTGCTTCCTTGGGTCTGCCAAGGCACACGCAAGGACGGAACTGTAATCGCACAGCACCGTCCCCGCCTCCGCCAGTGCTTGCCAGAAGGGCCGCCCGTGGTCAATCCGCACAAGGTTGTCAGGCAGGGCACCCCGCACACTCCGCTTCCAATCCTCAAACAGGTGGAAGCAGAAATACACCCGCTCGAAGCGGTGGCAGAGCGTGAGCAGCGTCTTGCCCACGTCTGTCCGTGGCCCTCTCCAGCCGCCCTTGTGGGCAAAGTAGGCGAACGCGACCTCTGGATTATTGAACTTGAAGTCCAGTTGCTCCACAAAGAAGAACCCGGTGACCCAGGACCGCCGCTTGGCCGCAATACCCCAGTCCCGGGTCAGAAGCTCTATGGTGGGACTGGGCCACACTTCATAGTCGTGGGCCTTGACGCTGAGCCGGTTGGAATAGAGGGGGGCGTGGTCCACAATGAAGTTCCCCGGGGCCTCCCAGGTGCGATAGGGCAGCACCACTAGGTCCACCGCCGCCGGGTCCAGGCTCCCATTCTTGAACATCCGCACGGAAAACCGTTGCCGCATGGCATCCACGAGCGGGCCGTAGAAGGCCGCCGCGTGGGGGAAGTCGTTGACGAATACTACCTCTTTCACTTTGCACCTCCCAGCAACCCCTCGGGCACCTTGCTCGTGTCCGTGCCGTGCATCCAAACCTCGTGAGTGAAGTTGCTGTCCAACTCCTTGCCAGCCCGCTCCAAGTCGTGCCGCCGGGTCATGCCGCCAGCTTGCAGGAACTCCTCACACTCGGCCACGTGGTCGAAATTGTACCCCCACCGGGCAGCCCCGCCAAACCGCAAGACCGCCCACTGATACCGGCACACCTGCTCAAGCACCCCCTGGATGTCTGCCATGCCGCCGGTCGCGTTCACAAGGCACCAGATGTCCGTCAGAACCACCACGTAGGCCGGGGGCCACTCCGCCATCGTGAAATCCGTGTCTGCCAGAAATTCACGTGCCCGGCCCGTGCAACGCTCCAGGGCCTTGTGGTCAGGCTCCAGTCCCGCGATGGCCACGTTGCGTTCCAGGGCCAGTTCCAGGAAGGCCCCGTCAAAGGAACCCACCTCCAGCACCGGCCGCCGTCCCGCAATCTGGCCCACCACCTCCGCACACGCCCGCAACTGAGCAAGGTTCTCACTCTTGTAGCCCCAGCCCCGCCGGTACGTGTACCACAAGTCCTCCTTGTCGTTGCCCGCCAGCTCGCGTATCCAGGCGTCCCACTGGTCCACCACCACCGGGGCCGCAAACCGTTCCTCCGCCCGTTGCCGGTCCTTGTGTAGCAGTTCCGCAACCGCCTCGGGGTTGCCCTCGATCCAGGCCGCCCGCTGGGCCATGTCCTCCACGCTGGGCATCTGGAACATTCCGTTCTGTCGGGTGCTCAGGAATGCCGGGTCTACGAGCCACCGGCTGTCCTCGCCAAGCACCTCGGGCAGGCACGTGGTCCGGGGCACCACTTGGGGGCAGCCCGTGGCCATACACTCCAGGGTCGGTATCCCAAACCCTTCGCCCTGGGAGGTACTGATCCGCACGTCCGCCAGCCCAAACAGCTCCCGGAGTTCGTTCCGTTCCACCCCCCGGTCCCAGTCGAAATTCGTGTAGCACACCTGCCCAGGCTTCAGCCCGTAGTAGCGTTCCATCTTTGGCAGGTTGTAGGCCATGTCCCCCCGTTTCTTGTCCTCCTCCGTCGCGTGCTTGCCCTTGCGGGTGTGGGCGATCAGTTGCACCTCGCGGTCAGGCAGTAGCTCCGCCACCCGCCGCACCATGTCAAACGTCGCGTCCCAGAGCTTGTGATAGGTGTTCCGGTCCACGTTAATCAGCACAAAGGCGTCCGGGTCCAGGTAGCACCGCAACCGCTTGGACCACTTGCGTCGCAGCTCCAGCCGCCGGGCCTGGGCAGTGCTTGGCTCAGGATCGTAGAACCCAAACTCGTCCAGCTCTACCCCGTGGGGTATCACGATGTCGCTGGGGCACACGTCCCGCCACAGCCGCCGGGCAAACTGGCTCAGGTTCACCACCCGGTTCGGCGGGACGCAGGAAAACATCTCCCGCCCCTTCTCTGGCAGGCTGGTCCCCTCCCAGGGCAGCCACAAGGTCATTTCCGCGTTTGCTGGCACCGTGGGCAGCCGCATCATCTGGGCGTTGACCGACATACACCAGAAAACCACCACCACGTCCGGCCGCAACTGTTCCGCCAGCCGCTCGATCAGTGCAAGGTCGCCCAGGTTTGCAAACCGCCACTCCCGGAGGTTTGGGGGCAGGGTGCCGTCAAACCTGGGGCCGGGGCCGCACGCCACGGTCACCTCATGGCCCTTTGCCGCCAAGCCCTCGCATACGAGCCGCGTCTGCCCGCCGAACCCGGTGGGCATGAACAGACTTTCCGACAGCCACAGAACCTTCGCCATGTCATACTCCGTTCTTTTTCCACTGGCTGCCCTTGTCGTGCTTGCAGCCGTACTCTTTTGTCTCCTCGTAGCGTGCCAAGTCCACAAGGTTGCCATCCCCCGACAACCGGCAGCCGCACACGCTACACTTCATTCTTCCACCGCTGTCTTCCCCGATGTAGGGACAGGTGGAGCATATTTCGATCCGTGCCCGCATACGCTCCTCGGACACGGTTTCACCCGACACCACTGCCCGGAGCAGGCTCCAGGTCTTGCGAAAACTATCCCAGCTCACAAACATAGCTCACTCCGGTAGGGTGTTCACGTAGCGGAAGCCCAGCTTGTTCAACGGGTCCCCGCCAGTGCCGCCGTCTACGTTTTCCTCGGCTGGCTCGAACACCCGTAAGTCCCCATCCCCAGGGTACTCCTCCAAAGTCACCGCCCCAAACCCGGAACGCTCAAACCACCCGGAGGTCATGTGAATACCCTGTCTGCCAATATACCGCCCCCGGTTTGCGATGGGGCACAGCCGCTTCCAGCCATACCGCTCAAAGAGGTGCATCGTTGCCGCGTCTTGCCCGGTAGGGGGTGACTTGAAGTAGCGTTCCCGGTCACGCCGGGCCTCCTTGTTCAAGGGGAACTTGCGTGGGCCACGGTCGAACACCCCATTCTTCATCTTGCGGGTGAACCAGTCCAAGATGCTCCGATGGGGCCGCTTGGCGTACTCACCTCCAAGGAATAGCTCCTCATAACGGTACACGTCCGTCGCTATGGTGTCCCAGGCCGCCCGCGTCATCAGGTAGCCCCACCAGTTCGTATAGGTGGCCCGCACCTTGTTCACAGCCCGCATCTTGTCGTCCACGCCCAGCACCGCAAAGGTCCAGCCCTGGACGGCCCCCACGTTGTCGAAGTTCTTTTGCCCCCAGTCCAATAGGTTTTCGCAGAACTGGAAGTAGGTGGAACTCACCACCATGTCGTCCTCCAGCACAAAGACCCGCTCATAGCCCAGGTGGTCGAACAGTTGCCGCCGGGCGTCGATCAGATTTCGCCCACACCCAAAGTTCCGGGGCCGCCGCACGACGACGCAGTGGGGGAAGGCCCGCTTTGCGAGTTCCTCTTGCTGGTCAGTCGTGTGCTCCTTTTCCGTGTAGTCCAGGAACACGAACACCGGCACCCGTTGCACGTATTCATTCGCCGCACACGTGTGCGTCACTTGCGTGAAGTAGCTGGGCCGATCACACCCCACAATCGCTATCGCCGTTTGGGACACCGGGAGCACCCCCGGGTCCGTGTCCTCCCGGATGTCGTAACGGTACGGCGTCCAGTTGATTTGAGCCGGGAGCGGTTCTTGGTAGCGGAACCCGCTGTCTTCTTCGTCAACGACGAGGTTCCGGGAAAATTGCCGCTGACTGGCGAGCGTTTGCCAGAGCGGCCTCCTGTCCGTGATGCAGGTGAGCCGGAGGTGGCCGTTGTCCCGCTGGTCCCGGCCGCACCACTGGCCGGAACTGTAGTCCAAGGTCAGGGCCGCCAACATCGTGTCCCCAGGGCCAAAGAGCCGGAGCACGGGCTTGCGTAGCACCTCGTCCAATTCCACCCGCCACCGTTCCAGCTCGCCCCTTGCACCGACACCGAAAACCCCGCCCTCCTTGAACTCAAGAGTGCGGGGTTTGGACCTTGCCGGGGCGTAACGGAACAGGCGGGAATCCACCATCTCCTGGTCCACCGCCTGGACCCACTGTTCTTCGACGCTCATAAGCTATTCGCCCTTCCTCCTAGATCAGCCCGAACATGGTCAGGCACTCGTAGCAGTCGATCCCGTTATTATACCCGTCGCAGTAGCAAATCTGGTAACACGTGCAATCAACCGTCGCACTCTGCTCCACCTGCCACGTGCCCGCCGGGTCGCACGCCCCCAAGAGCAGGCCCCGGCACGTCCTCTGAAAGTCCCACTGCTCGCCCTCCATGCTCAGGTAGATCGTGGAGCCGCTGGCGGATAGGGTGATAGAGCCCGGGTCCACCGTGAACAGCGTCAGGTCGCAGTAGGGGTAAACGTCTATCGCTATGTCGTCATCTTGGCACCGGAGGCCGGTGGTGCAAGGGTAGCCGATGCGGATGTATTCACACTTCCACGGAATGGGAAGGTGGACCTGGGCCTGCCATGCCGTGAGCAGGGGTTTGCCCGGGTCGATCTTGCACCTGTCGCGGGGTGGGTTCTTCATCCGCTTTTCGCGGATTTGGATGCAGGGGCCGACCGCGATGTACTTGGACTTCCCCAGGGGCGAAAGACCGTAGGTGCTTTCAGGGGCGTAGGTGCCCGTGGGCGACCGCCGCCACCGTGGGTCCGGGTAGCTTGTGATGACCGTTTGCTTGCCGGTACGGTCGTCCATCTTGAGCCAAGGCTTGCCGTCGTACCACGACCCCGGATACATATATCCGGTATAGTGGGTGTCGCAGTTCACGACCACTTGCTTGCTCACGCAACAGAGGAACATCTGGCCGGTTTCGACGATCTTGAACTGGGCACAGCACACGAGCCAGAACTGGGAAGTGGTCTTGCACTTGGTCCCAATAATGGCCCAGGCGTCGTCGCTCTTTTCGACCCAGTTGCCCGCGTCCGCCGGGTTCTGCCGGATGGTCCATAGCGTTTGCACGTGCTCCAGAAACACGTTGCCGTCGTCGTCCTTGCAGTCGTAGCTCATGTTCAGGATGTAGAGTGCCCTGTCGCAACAATGGAGCACCTCATCCCCCTGCAATTCCATCTCCACGTTGTAGATGTCGCACAGCCCGGAGGAGCCGCCGCCCTTGGGGCTCTTGCGTTTGCTTTGCGGGCAGTCGTACTTGAACGAACGTGGCTCTGACTTGTGGGACGTGCCGCCCGTGCCGTTGCTGGCCATGACACGCCAGTGGGCTTCTTCCCCCATCCGTATGTCTTCACCCAGCTTCAGGCTCTTGGTCGTGCCCGCCACCTTTTCCGAGCGTAGCGTGGGGCCGTTGAAAGAACTGTCCTGGGACCACTGGACGATGTACTGGGTCGCCCCCGGCACCGCCTTCCACTTCAGGTCGATGCCAGTGCTATCACCCCGGGCCTTTGTTTCGTGGTCGTAGGGCTCCTCGCATAGATTGGCCCCATCCCGGGGCCATTCCAGCTCCGGGGTCGCCAGCCGTACATCGTCATGGAAGTCCACGGTGGGGAAGCCACCGTAGGTTCCAAGACCCTGATAGACACCGTATCCGCATCCCATGCTCGTTCACCCTATGCTGGGGCACACGCCGCCGACCCGGCACTCACAACGCACACCACCTGAAACATCCCAGACACGTCAAACAGCCGCCCGCGAACGCTGGGCTGGTCCAAGGACACAAACCGCACGTCGAACACGTCGCCCCAGTAGCCGGTGAAGCGGTAGAGGGTGGGCGTGGTGTCATTGTACCACGAAAGGAACTGGTTCCACTCGGTCGGGTAGCACGCCTCGCAGGTCCACGCCAGCCCGCCGTCGCCGTGGACGATCCAGGTCGGCTTCGCGTATTGGAAAATGACCGCGTTTGCCGTGGCCTGAACGCTGTAGCGTTTGCGGGGCACGTAGGGCCGATATGAGAACTGGGGAGGGAGGTCCGTGTAGGGTGCCCCCGTCCCAAAGGTTGCCCGGTTTGGGTGTGCCATGCTAAATCCCTCCGCTGCTCATGTCGGACTGGATGAGGGCCTGGGCCACTTGCCGCTTCATGTCATCCAGGTCCAGGTTATTGTTCACCACCATGTCCACGGAGCGGTTGTCGTTGTAGTTCTGGACCCGGGGGCTGGGCTGCATCGCCACGCCCCCACCGAAGCCCGCTTTCGTTCGTGGGGCCACAGCACGCGACACAGCCGCGTTTCGGAGCCGGGGCGTAGCTTTCTCCAAGGAGGCCGCCAAACGGTTGACACCGCCCGCCACAGTGTCCACGTTCGCCTGCATCACCTGGACTAGGCTGGGCGAGTGGGTGGTGGTCGGGTCCAACTCCACCTTCACCTCCGCCATCGTAGCCCGCACCGCGTCCACAATCCGCTGAGCCTCTGCCTGCCATGCCCCCACAAAGGCTTCCACCCACGTCCCTGGGGCGTTTGCAAAGACACCGCTGATGCCCTGCATAGCCCCTTCGATCTGGCCGTGTAGGTTGCCAATCTCGTTCTGGAGCATCTGGAGCTTGCCCTTGATGGCAACCCGCTCCGCTTCCACTTGGTCGGCCGCCGCCCCTTCCAACTGGGCTTCGCCCGCACGCTTGCCCGCGATCATCTGGCCGAGCCGCACCTGGGCCTCCGCCCGCTGGATCAGCTTGTCCAGCCGCTCCGCTTCGCGGGACCCCTCTTTCGCACCCTCCCGCCGCTTCTTCAGCTCCGCGAGTTGCTGCTCCGCTTTGATAGCTTGGTCCGCCGCTTGGCGTGCCCGCATTTCCTGGGCGTGCCGCACCATAGCGAGGCCCTGATAGAGGGCGAACAGGTCTTGCAAGGACTGGACCCGCTTGGCGAGCGTACTGGCCACGTCCTTTTCAATGTTCGCTTCCCGCTGGGCAGCCCCCACCACCTTGTCACGGTCGCCCTTGATCTGGTCCCACGCTTTGGCAACGTGCTCCTCGGCCCGCTCCTTGGCCAGCCGTTCAGCCTCCCCGCGTTGCTTCTTGATGCGGGCCTTTTCCCGGGCGTCCATCTTGTCATGGATTTCGTACAGCTTGGCGATTTTCTCCTTCTCTTGCCGGAGCATACGCTCAGCCTCCAGCCGGGCAGCCTCCAGGTCGTTGCCCCGCCGCTTCTGTTCGTCGATCCGCCGCTGCTCCATGTCGTCTTGCCGGGCCTTGCGGGCCTTGGCAAAGACCTCCTTCTGCCGCCGGGCAGCCTCCTCGTCGATCTGGCCCCGCATCCGCTTCAGGTTTTCGATCTCCCGTTCCAGGGCCTCCGTATGCTGGCCGGTGGCCCGGGCCATAGCGAGCTTCGCCTGGGCCATCTGTAGGGCGGTATCCACTAGCCGCCGCCCCTCGTTCGCCCATTCGTCAATGGCCGCGATCTCAGCCTTCAGGCCCTCCAACCGCTGGCCGCTCAGCTCCTTTTCCAGCTCCGTGATCTTGGACAGGTTTTCCTTCCGCCACTTGTCCGCCTCGGTGGCCTCCCGCTTGATGCGGTCCATCTCGATCCACGCTTCCTTCTGGGCCAAGATACTGTCCCGGTTGCGTAGGTTTTCCGTGGCGTTTTCTTTCTCCAGCTCCGTGAGCCGTTTGTAGGCGTTCTGGCTGTCCTTGAGCCGGGCCTGCATACTGGCCAGCAACTTCTCATTCTCTGCCGTGTTCGCCCCCTTGGCCTTGGCCGCCTTGATGGACTTCTCCAGGGCCGCCACCTCGGCCTCCTGCTCCTTGACCAGCCGCCCCCAGGCTTTCGCACTATTCTCCTGAGTGCCCGTCAGGTCTGCCAGCTCTTGCAGTTGCACCGCCGTCAGGTCGTTGCCCTTCTCCAGGAGCCCGATGATCTTCTGCCGCCGGTCTGCCTCCTTGGTCATTTCCGCAAGGCTGTTCCGCTGGCTCTCGACCATGCCGTCCATCGCCGCCTGGGCACGCTTCAGCTCCTTGGCCAGCCGCTCCGCCCGCTCCGTGCTTGTTTCCACGTCGTCGCCCACAAGCCCAATCCACCGGCCCGCCTTGATGGCCGCGTCCGCGACCGCGTTGTAGGCGTACACAAGGGCACCGATCACCCGCACAGCAATCTCGATCACCTTGACCGCCGCCGTGATGGCCACCACGAAAATCCCGCTGATGATTTCGCCCACCACCTGGAAGACGGTCTTGCCCTGCCCCAGGGTGCCAAACAGGGCCTCCAGTTGCTCGCCCAGCACGATGAAGGCTTGCTTCAGGCTTTCTATGGCAGGCTTCAGGAAGGACTCCCAAGCCGCCTTGAACCCCTCTTTCAGCCCCGTGATAAACGGCTCCAGCACGTTCTTCCAGAACGCCATAATGGCCGCCTTCAGGGCGTCCCAGGCACCCATCAGGGCCTTGAGCACAGACATGACCACGCCAGCAATCACGCCCACCGCCAAGGCGATCAGGGCACCCTTCACCGACAGGATGGCACCTACCACCGCCGCGAACTTGGCGATCAGGGTTCCGAGCATACTGATGATCGGACCCACCACGACCATGACCGCACCGGCCGCCGTTAGGAAGGCACCTATGCCCGCCACCACCTTGAAGATCGTGGCCACGAGTTCCTGATGGCTGTCGATCCAGGCTTTGATCCGGGTCGCCCATTCCTGGGCCTTCTGGATCAGCTCCGTCAGGCTGGTCTTTATGGCGTTGAAGATGGAAATGTTAATGCCTTCAATGATCGACTTGAGCAGGGTGAACGCCCCGGTCAGGTTGTCGATCTTGATTTGCTGCATTTCCTCGGCCGTGCCCTTGGCACTTTGCACAGCCTCGAACGCCGCGTTAATGTCCTCCTTGCTTTGCTGTAGGATGGCCTGAATACCCCGGCCCGCCCGCATCTCAAACAGCTCAAAGATTTCCCCAGCACTCAGGCCGGTTTCCTTGAGCGTGATTAGTATTTCGTTCAGGGAGTGAATTTGCGGGTTGATGTCTTCAGCGGTCTTGCCGTACCGCTGCATAATCACCTGAGCCTTGTCCATGTTCTTGATGAGCATGGCCTGGGCGTTTGCGAGCGTGGTGCCGCCCATGCTGGCCTTGATGCCCGCGTTTGCGAGCAGGCCCAGGGCCGCCGCCACCTGCTCCACGGACTGGCCCATAGACGCGGACACCGGGGCCGCGTACTTCATGGACTCCCCAAGCATCTCCACGGTCGTGTTCGAGTTGGCAGCCGTGTGGGCCAGCACGTCCACGATCCGGTTCAAGTCCTGGGCCGCCATGCCAAAGGCGGTCAGGCTGTCGGATGCTATGTCGGCAGCACGCCCCAGCTCCAAAGAACCCGCCGCCGCGAGGGCAAGGGTAGCCGGTAGCGTTTCCTGGATTTCCGCGAGGCTGAACCCCGCCATGCCCAGGTACTTGGCCGCCTCCGCCACCTGGGAGGCTGAGAATTTTGTGGTGGCCCCCAGCTCTTGTATCTGGGACGTGAGCCCCTGAATGTTCTCAGCAAAGCCCTCCGTGGACGGCCGGAGTTCCTGGACAACCGCCTGGACCTCCGACATCGTTTGCTGGAACTTTGCCCCCTGGGCAATCACGGGGGCAAGAGCCGCCGTGATGGCAGCTCCCATGAGCGTGGCCTGCATACCGATGGAGGTCATAGCAGACCCCACCGCCTTCGCTTGCTGGCCAAAGGTTTTCAGATGGCCAGAAGCAGACCGCAAGCCCGACACAAGCCCGGCAGCCCGGGCCGTAATCTTTAGAACGGCTTCCCCTAGTGTCACGGCTATTTCTCCCTCTGGTATACAAACCCGCGAGGCAGACTTACCGATGCCGGTCCAGGGGCCGCAACCTCCTCGTCATAAAGGGCTTCTTCCAGGCCGTTGAACCACCGTTCATAGTCCTCGGCCTTGGCCTGGGTCGCCATGCGAACAGTCTCGGCAAAGGCTTGGCGTTCCTCTACCTTGCGTTCTGCTATGGTGTCCGTCAGGCTTGTGAGTTGGAAAAAGGTATGACCCCACGTGACAGTGGACGGCCACTTGTACTCCGCTGCAAACTGGTCAATCAGGTCTGCGACTGTTTCTGCCGGGCCGCTTGGGTCAAGGTCGTCCAGAGCCCCGGCAGAAGTCCCGTAAAAAGCTCCTGGAGTTCCTCCCAGTCAACGACCTTTCGCATGGCAGCCGCCCACCGCACCCAGTCCGTGATACCTGCCTCATCGAACTGGGCAGGCTTGGCCCCGGTGGTGGCCGCCGCAATCTTGCGGAGGGCTCCAAGGGTGTGGGGTTGCTGTAGCACCTTGGCCAGCCATTCCAGGCCCGCCTTTCCCTTGGCCTTGGGGTCTTCTTCCTGGTCGGTGTCTTCGCCCTTGGCAGCCGCCGTCTGGAGGTCGCTGATTTGCACGTGCTCCAGCACTACCGCGAGGTCGCTGGCAAGCGTCAGCACGTGCTCCAAAGTCAATTCCCTGACACGGGCGGCCCCCTTGGGGTTCTCCTCCGTGGCAAGGCACTTGAGTTCAATCTCCAAACCCGCGTTCACCATACGTTCCGCGTCGGTCATCGGCATGGTCAGTTCCCTTTCTGTTTCTTGCGTCGTTTGTCCGCCTGGGCAAGGCTCCCGTGAAGCAGGTCCCGGAGGTTGTTCTGCATGGCGACGAATTGCTGGGGCTCCACCCGGCACTTGCGGTTCGCGTAATCGTAGATCAGCGTCCGCAAGTCCTCCTCGGATATTGGCAAGGTGAGCACGAACCAGATCGTGGTCCCCTGCTCACTGGCCCCGTCCAACCGTAGCAGTTCCGCCCCGGGCTGGCACCACACGAAGGCCGCTTGATTGAGGTCCTTTGTGCGGAAGGGTACTCGCTCCACTGGTTCCTCTGCCTGGATGGCAGTAGGTGCGGTTCTAGGTTCGTCCATCTACTCGTTCTCCCGTGTAGGGGTTTCACACGTACACCGCCCGGCACACCCGCACACGTGTGCGGGGCCGAACTAGATCGTGTCCGCGTAGGGGATGCTGACGGTGATGTCCCCGGTGGCCGCGATGTTGGTCAAGGCACTCAGCGTCAACTCCGCGTACTTGCCGCTGAAGTTGAGGACCAAGTTCTTGAAGCCATCCCCGACGCCCGGGTAGTCTTCGCTCCCCTTCACCTCCGTGTCACCGTTCGTGTTCAAGTCCGCACGTTCCGCCGCGATGAACTGGTCAATCGCGTCACAGAGCACCATGCGAATGAGCTTGGACGTGGTGAGCACCGCCTTGGGGTCCGCCACGGTGAACCGCACGATGTTCCCGCTGGGGTTGCTCTTGGTGACGGTGAAGGTCGTGAATTGCGTGTAGGAATGTCCCATGACTAACCTCCTGGGTCTTTCGCACGCTGTCCACTACGCCCGCACACGTGTGCGGGCAACTCACAGTTCGCGGGCTCCTAGCACGTTTGCCCCTCGCGGACGAGGCGAAGCATATCGTGCCGCACCCGCTTCCGGCTGGTCCACTGCGTCCCGCGAGCGGTGCAGATGGAAGCCAGAAGGTTTTTCATGCCGTCGCCGTTGCTGGCGAACTGGCTGCTCATGTCTCGGCGGTCTTGGTTCCGAACGGGGTCGGAGCACGGGTTGTCCGTGCTCACGGTGATGCTGTTCGCATTGAGTGCCGTGCAAACGTGGGCACCCAATTCCATCGACCCCTTGACAGCCGCACCACGGTCCACCATGTCAGCCTCCTTCCGTTAGCTGTCCACGATGGTGCCGAAGTTGCCGTTGCTGTCCTTCAGCACCTCGAACTCAACCTCAAAGGCCGTTTCCTCGTCACGCTGCATCGCGTACTCGCGGTTCCCGAACGTAACACACTTCGCAAAGGTGAACGTCCGGGTGCCACAACCGGGGGAAACGCCCACTAGGGTGATCGCCTGCTCGTCGGTCCAGCAAGCGTCATTATACCCCAGCGTCAAGGTGGAGCCCGACAGGTTTGCCAAGGGCTGCATAAAGGCGATGCGGATCAGGTTGAGCGTCACCTCCAGCAACGTGGTCACCACGTAAAGGCGTTCACCGGAGCGGGCTTTTCGCACCACACCGGCCGCCTGATCGGCTTCCACGTCAATGAAGCTGGGCTCGTAGCGGACCCGCGTTCCGCCCTTTGTGTAGCCCACGTCGGAACCACCGATAGAGACTTGAGCCGCACCGATGATGATGTTGTCGGCGTTTCCTGCCATGACAGGGGCTCCTAGTTTCTACGGGGCCGCTGGGCAAGGTTGTCCCACCCACACGAGGGCGGCCTCGACCAGCACGTCATAAGTGTCTGTTTCTTGGTCAAAATCGGGTCCGCGTCTTTCCATGAACCGCGTCTGCCTCACGCTGACCGTGGAGTTGCTTGGGTTCCAGTAGCCCAGGTTCGCGTCCAAGGTCTTGGCGTGCAGAAGCTCCTCTACTCTATCCGCAATCCGTATCGCTGTCAATTCGTCTTTGTCGTAGGCAACAAAATCCACCACCGCGTTCTGGACCGCCGTGGCGTCCGCCCCAATCAATGGCAGGCTCCGGGCCACCCAAACCGCAAGGAACGGGGTCCGTTCCCGCACCTTGGGGAACTGGCGGGCAATATGGGGTTCCGCCGCCGTGTGGCCGGTCAACGTGACCAAGCTACCGGCACCCGTGTCGGCCCGGAGCTTGTCAATGACCGCCTTGTATAGCTTCTCTTGCCCAGCCACGATATTCGTCCCCTGTCGCCACGCTGTCAGCCGTTCCGGCTCGCCTCCGTATGCTTGCACCTTCGTCGGAAGTCCGCGTATACGGGCCGCCTGGGGCCGCCTACGTGGCCTCCAACCGTGCCCGCAACCGCCGCACCACGTCCTCGATGAAGTCGCCCTTCCGCGTATCCCAGGCAGGCATCACAAAGGGGTGGGGGGCACCGCCACGGGTTTCCAGGGTTCGGATAATGGCCCGCACAAGGGCCTCACCCGCTGGCATAGGTATCCCCATCTTCTTCTGAACGTACTCCCGTATCTTGTCCGGGTCTACCGTGTCCTCGCCCGGCCGCCAGCCCGCCTCCACCTTCATGCCGTAGGGCACCTGGAGGGACCCGACCTCTATGCTTGCGTCCCCACCGGCCGACGCTTTGCGGTAGCGTGCCCCGACCCGCTGATGTAGCTGGCCCCGGAACACGTGCATCCCGTTCCGTATGTTATTCCGAATTTCCGGGACCAGAATATGGAGGGCCGAGGTATACATCGCCTGGGCCACCGCCCGGGGGCTTTCGCGTGCCCACTTTTCCAGCTTGGCACTAGCCCGTTCCAGGCCCTCCCATCTGGCGATCACCTGCATCACGTATCCTCCAGCTCCATCACGATGGAGGTGTGGTGGAACCCGCCCACCTCGTCAATCTGATCCTTTGCGTAGACCACCCGATAGTCCAAGGCCGCCCAGCCGTACTCCACGAGCCAATACCCGCCCGCGTCCCCCGCCGCTGGCCAGCTTCCAAGGAGCCACGGATTGTCCGTGACAAGGCCCCCCAGGGCCACCGTGTCAGCCGCCGCGTCGTCAGTCAGTTGCCATTCCGCCCCCGTCCATTCCAGGCTGTAATCCCCCGTGTCGTCCGTATACGTGGGAGGGCTGGCCGCGTCCGTTTCCAGGAGGATCACACCGGCCGGGGTCATCACCTTGCCCCAGGTAGGCCACACCGTTGCCAGCACCGGGGGCCGGTTGTTCGCAGGGTTGCCCCAGGGGATGCGAAGGAAGTCGGCTTCCCGGACGTTTGGCGAGTGCTCCATCAGGACCCGCCAGTGCTTGCCGCCCGCCTGCCCGAACTCCTTCATTTCCTCCTCTGGGCTCAGCAACGTACACCGGCACCGCCTGTCCGCGTACACCGTTGTCTCTGCCCCGCCCGGCACAATACCGCCAGCCCCGTCGTCCGCGTCCGCCTTGCGGATCACGGTCGCCGTGTGGACTAGGCCGTAGATGGGGTGAACGCTTGAACTCATTTCACGTACTCTTGCACACTGCCGAAACTGTCTTGAGGGTAGTAGATGTCAAACTCCAGGAAGCCCACATCCGCCGCATAGGTGTTCCGCTCTGCCGTGTCAGGGTCCCCCGTAGAGGCTACGCTTGTCCGGCACCGCAACAAAGAGGGCCGCATAGTTCACGTGTCGGGCCAGTAGCATGTCCACCTCGCGGAGGCCGGTTTGCTGGCCGGTTTGGGCGTCGCCCGTGAAGGTCACCGTGAAATCGTTCCACACGATTTGTTTCACACCGCCCGCACTGGCACCACTGGACCCGGGCTGTAGCCGCTCCAGCACGAGCAGGATCGTGGCCCGCTTGATCTCAGCCGGGACTTCCGATCTGCCCCAGGTGCCTTCCACCCGGATGTTCTTTTGCCCCCGGGGCCAGAAACCACCACGGGCCACCCGCCGCCGGGGCGTGTCGTCACAGTAGGCAAGGGCGACCTGGATATGGTACGGGTAGGCCACAAAGTCATCACCCTCCACGTAGGTGTCCAGCAACGTGTCGTCAATGTCCACGTTCTTCAGGCTGGTCACCGTGAGCAGGCGGTAGGGCACGTCGGGCGGGAAGAACAGCTCCGACAGCCCGTTGCCATCGAACTGGTTCGTTTCCGTTTTCTCGTAGAACAGGTCGCCCGTTATGCTTTCCACCACCGCTTCCGCAAAGGCGATTTCCGCCTCCACTTCGTCATTCGTATAGGCCGCAAGGTCCACGACGGAGCCGCGTACCTTGAACGCCCTCACCTCTGCGACGGTTGCGTAGTTTCCCATCCCGCACCTCCAGGGCCACGTCTAGGCGTGGGTCAGCTTGCGGGTCACCGTCCAGTTCACACCGGCCGCCCCGCCGCTGCCCTTGGCCCGGACCCGCCGGATGCCCAGGTCACCATGAATGAACTCCACGGCTTCGTTCGCCACCACTGGGGCAAACTCGCCGTCCTTGTGCAACCCGTCCACGTGGACGAGCAGTGTCCCGCTTGTGCAACGCACGCGGAACCCGGAGCACCCATCGGCGTCCCGGAAAATATCCTCCTCCGCATTGACGGAGGCCGTGCCAGCCGTTGCCGCTGCCATGCTTGTTCTCCTTTGGGGGTTTCACGGTACACCGGAACCGCCGAGTGGCGTGCCCGTGCGGTGGCCGTTGCTTCGCCATATACCTTCAAGGAGCTTCCGCTGCTCCTTCAGTTCATCCGTATTCGTGTCCACGCCCTTTTCGATCCCCTTCAACCGCTCCTCGATCCGTTTGACCATTTCCACCTGAGCGGCGGAATGGGCCTCTAGGGCGTGCTGGGACTGGACCGCCCGGAACTGGGCGTTGTAGGCCGCAAGCACAGACCAGCCCACCCCCGCCAGGAATACGCTCATCAGAGCGATCATAAAGGTCAACTGATTTCGCGTGGCCCTGTGCTTGACTTCACACTCGTGGGCCGTCACCGGCCGTTCCCCTTCCGGGGTGCCTCTACTCGCTGTCGCTGCCATCTTCCGCTCCTTCCTTGGCATTCAAGATTTCACGGACAGCCCGCCGCACTACTTCCGGGGGCACCCGCTCGTTCAAGTTCAACAAAGGCGGGGTCCGGTCCCGCCTGACTTGGGTTCCACGGGCGTGGATTTGCACGATCAGATCAAACTCCCCCCACCGCGTTGCCGGGATACCGCCCAGGGTCACGTCCGCGATCTTCTGAAGCATCCTCACGGGTGGCGTGCCAGCACCATTCAAGCACAGCACCTTCCACCGCTGGGTCACCGCCTGGGCTTCCAGCTTCACGGGGTTCTTTGGCACCACGCCCGTCACCCCCAAGGCTCGCAGCACGTCCGGCGAAGTGATTGCCTTCCGGGCGTGAGTGGCCACCGGACAGCCGGGTTGCAAGGCCCGCGTCGGGCTCATGTTCAGCCGCTCGTAGGCGTCCACCGCCTTCAGACTGGGATACAGCCCAATCACGTCATCCGGGCAGGTGTTCGTGAACACCACCGCACCGGGCACGCCCAGCAACCCGCACACGTGTGCGAACCCGCTGTCCGTGCCCGCAAACAGGTGAGCCCCCGCACACTCCTCCGCCTGCCACAGTAGGTCGTCCGATTGTTCGCTCAGCTTGAGCACGTAGGGCGGGGCGTGTATGCCCCACTCGTCCTTCGTGCCCAACATCTTGACAAGGTAGCCCCGGTCCACAAGTCCCTGGACCACAGCCCGCCACTTGCGGTCTGTCCACCGCCGGTTCGGATTGCTGGCCCCAGCATGGACCACCGCGACCTTGTGACCGTCTTGCAACTGGGGGGCATACGGGAACGTGAACTTGCCGGGGCTGACCGCCAGCCCCACCCGTTCGCTGACCAGCCCGTAGTAGGAACCCTCCCGCAAGGCGTGGGCGTGGTTCAACGTGAAACTGAACTCCAACAGAACGTCCCACTTGGTCCGCACCGCCGGGTCGTTCAGCCGTGTAGTGGGCAGCACCTCGTCCACACCCTCCATCTGCCGAAGCAGTGGGAGCACGTGGTCCATCGCCGCCGCCCCTACGTGGCAGGTGGGGTATTCCGCCTTCAGGGCCTTGGCCGTACCGCCAAGAGCAATCAGGCAGTCGCCCACCCCGGCCGTGAACCGGAGGGCGATCCGCTTCCCCGCCCAAACGTCCGGCAGCTCCCGGGCAGGCTCCCGGGGGCTTTCCAGGTGGGCAAACTCGTCGTCGTTCAGCATCGCACCATCCCCGAATGAAAGAGGCCCGCCCCCAGGCCCCCGGGCGAGGGAACCGGAGGGCGGGCCGTAGGTCCAAACGTGCCACCCCGGGCAGGCTACGAGTAGTCGGCCCCGGACATGGCCACGTTTTCGGCCAGGATCACCAGATCGGGGTTCTCCACCTCGAAGTCCACGCGGAAGTGGATGGTGACTTCCCACACGTCCTGACGCGGCTGGCGGTCCCACTCGATGGTGATGTCCCGCTGGACAAAGTAGATCAAGTTCTGGAGCGGGGTCAGCCAGATTTCCGAGCCGTCCGTGCCCGCCGTGCCAAAGGACAAGTCCTCGGGCATGAGGGGAACTTCGAGCATGGGAATACCCCAGGGGCCGGGCACGGTGCCGTTCGCCAAGGCGGTGTCACCGCCGCCCGTTTCCCGGTCGCTCCAGTCCAGCATCCACTTGTCATAGGGACCGCTGGGCACGATCCACACGTAGTTCGGCCGGGCCGCACGGTAGCGGCTGGGGATTGCCCGCTTCATGTCGTAGTAGAGCTTCTTGGACGGGGCTTTCCCCCCGGCGTCGATTTGCTGGGCCGCCGGGACCTCCGCCTGCAAGATTTTGCTCCACCCGTCATTCACGCCGAGCAGGTTGTTTTCGGCCGATTGGGTGTCCCCGGTGGCCAAGCTGTCGTCCCCCTCGATGGCCGCCATTTCCGTGTCAATGGCGATCCGCTTGGAGAACATATTCAGCAGGGTGTCCCGGATGCCGTTGCCCTCCAGGTTGTCCTCGATGAAGTCGGTCTTCAGGTCAAACGCACTGCGGTACTTCTCGCAGTCGTAGGTGACCACCGCTTCGCTGGGAACCCGGGTGCTGGCCTTGCTGGTCGTGTGGGCACCTTCCGTCACGATGGTGCCGAGGTCCAGCTTGTTGATCTCGCCCTTGTTGCGGTTCGTTCGCACCACGCGGACCCGCTGCATCAGCACGCTCTCGTTCACCACGAGGTCGATGAAGCGGTTCGCTTGCTGGCGGTTCAGAACCGAATTGGGCAGGCTGTTCGCGTCCACCGCCGACTTGCTGGCAACCAACTGGTCGATGGGGAGCTTGATTTCTACGGTACTCACTCTCAGACCCTCCTTGGGGGTTTCGCGTTATTGGAAACAGACGCAAAGTTCGGGCACGTGGCCCAGGTGGGGCGAGGGCACTACTGCTTCGGCAGGAAGGGCCACAGACCGTCGAACACGTGGTTCGGGTCCTCCTTGGCCTTCTTCTCGGCCTCCACTTTCTCGTCCCGCTCCGTGTCCGGGGGTGTGGCCTTGCCCAGTGCCGCAACGGTCTTCTGGACCTCCTGCAACCCCGTCGCCAGCCCCGCCAGCATCTTCTCGACCGCCGTGGGCTGGGGCTCCGTGTCCGTCTTCTTGTCCGTGTCCGATTTCTTTTCCGTGTCCGTCTTGCCCGTGCCGTCGCCAGCACCGGCAGCCGCTTCGGCGTCGGCCTTCTTCTTGGCCTCCTCCTCCGCCTTGGCCTTCTCGGCAGCCGCCTTCTCGGCTTCCGCCTTGGCCTTTTCCTCGTCCGTGGGCTCCGTCTTGGCCTGGGCCGCCTTCTGGGCCTCCGCCATGACCTTGAACCCTTCGCCCACGGTCTTCAGGGTTTCGCTCATCGCGTCCAGGGTGGGCTTCAGTGCCTCCGTGACAGCACCCGCCACGCTCTGGCCCAGGACCTCCGCCGCCTTCTGGGCGTCGGTCTTCTGGTTCTGCGTGTCGCTGCCAGCACCGTCACCGGGCTGCCCGGCAGCATCTTTCTTCGTTTCTTCCGCCATGTTTGGCAACTCCTTAGAAACGGGTTCGCCCGATGCGGGCATGAATTGTGATAGGGCAGCCGCCAGCACTTCCGCCAAAGGCTCCCCACGGGTCTTATCTACTGGGGTCTTGTCACCCGGGCCGCTGGCCTGGGCCGCTTTATTCGTAGGCCCCGCCACGACGTAGACGCCGGGCTGGAGCCGTACCGTCACAAGTTTCTCGACGGGAAAGAGTTCCGGGGCTTGCTGGAGGGCGTAGAAGTTGCCCGCCTCCTCCCGGATAGCGTTAGAGCGTAGCCCGTGGTTCTTGAGGCACTCCTCCGCCGCCTTGCGGCTGTCGAACCGGGTGCCCTCCAGGACTACGAGTTGCACCGCGTAGGGCTGGCCCCCCAGGGCCGCCAGATGCCCGTTCGCGTTCTTGCCCACCACAAAGGTGGAGTCCGGGTTGTCCGGGATGTTGACAAGGCTGACCTCCCAAAGGTCAATGCTCTTGAAAATCCGTTCCGTTTCCCCCCGGGTGTTCACCCGGTAGTCCACGCGGACCAAACCCCGCCAGGAAAAGGCCGCCAGCTCCCCACGCTGGACCATCTTTATCACGTCCGGCTCGCTGACAACCGCCACCACAAACAGGCCCCGGGCACCCGCCTTCAGATTGGGCACACGGGCCTTCGGAATGGTGGTCCGCACTTCCCGGCTCGCCACCTCTTGGACGCCCCACACCTCCGGGTCGTCTGTCTTGACCAGCTTGGCGACGTACACCTGCTCAGGCCGCCCCGCCGCCACCCGGTTGCCCATCCGGTCGATCCAGAAATCGTGATTGACCAGTAGCGTGGGGGCCGCCATGAACTGGTCAATGTCAAACTCCTCCGGGGGCACAA